TCATGCTCCCTCGCCCGTGGGGCGTCCTGGGGGCAGTGCTGTTGGCATCTGATTGTTCAGCATGTTGACCTGATCCTGGTTCATGTCGCCAATCCACTTGGAGTAAACCTCGTACACCATTCGCGCATCTTCATGCCCCATCTGACTCGCTATGAATGACGGGTTAGCTCCGGCCATCAACGTCCAGCAGGCATAGGTATGCCGTGACTGATAAGGATTCCTTTCGCGGATATTGGCAAGTTTAGTTCCTCGCTTCCAGCCATAGGCAATCGAGTTCTTGGAAAAGTGACTGCCTTTCTTTGACGAATATGCTGTCGGTGAAAAAACGAAGCGAAGAGATTGCTGCTCAGTTTTACCGATCTCGCGATGGTGAAATCGAATTTCTTGCTTCGGATTAGCGCCGGTGATTTCGTATTGTTCCTTCAGTGCATCCAGAGCAGGCCTAAGCAACGTTATTGTCCTTATTCCGGCATCTGTCTTAGGAGGTACAAATACTCGCTTATTCGTCAAACTTCTGGATACGTGGATTTCACCTTTTACCAAATCAATATCTTCCCATGCCAGGGCGCATATCTCGCCCGGCCTCATCCCCGTATGTACGGCAACAATGATGATTAATGCCTGGCTACGGGGAAGGGCGGCTATCAGTGCCTGGTACTCATGAAGTAAAAGTGGGTCGGGATCATTTTTAGATAACTTGAGCCGCGACACTCCTTCATAAGGAGCATGCAATATAAACTGGCTTCGGTTTGCGAGCTTAAGCATTTCTGATAAAACTGCCATCTGTTTATTGACTGTTGAGGGCGCGCGGCCTTGCCGGGCCAGATTCGGCATTGCCGGGTTAATAATTGTCCCGGTCAATAACTCCTTTCGGTAATGCAAAATATCGGCATGCTCAATATCTACCAGACGGGTATTTTCTCCGATTACACGCTGTAACGTATTTACGACCGAAGTAAGCGATAGCAGCGTTGCACCAGATACCTCTAAGGCTTTGGTGTCTGTAAAAAAGTCACTCAACTCTTTAAACGTGGTGATTTTTTTGGTTGTGATGAACTTATTAAGCGCTTTGGATTCCGGGAAGCGTTCCGCATAGTCGAACTTACCGAGCTGTATTTCGCTTGTGATGAGTGCGCGAAGATTTCCAGCTTTTTTGATGTTGCTGCTGGTCACCGTCCAGCCCCGAAGGACTTCGCGGCAACGTTTGCCGCGATAGGTAAATGTGATCCGTATTTTTCCATTATGCAGCTCGACGCCGGTTGGAAAGTCCATCATGCTTCCTGTACTAATTGGTTAATCTTTGGATAGTTGTACCAAAGCAGACCTTTAGAATTGTCAGTTTCCCCGAGAGCTGTCAGATGTTTGAAATGCACGCCTTCGATCCACAAATTCAACCGATAACTTTTAATTTGTCTCTCGGTTAGCCCCGTTCTTTCAATAAGACGAGTTTCAACTATCCACTCTTCATTAAAAATTAGCTGCGCCATGCTTACCTCACAGGCCGCAAGCCGAGTATAAACAGGCCTGCCGCCTTACACTGATAATTCAATATCAACTCACCTGTCCAGGCAGCGCGCGCAATCTACGCATACCTGTCATTGCTGTGGCCACGTAGCTCGCCTTACGGTTAACCACCTCAACCCATACCTTCACGCCTTCAACTCTCACCGTGTATGTCTCCTTCATCTTGCTGCGCCCGTAGTCACCATAGCGTTCGTGATGAGTGGCCAGCGCGATGTCGCATGCCTGACGCGCTAACGGGGATTGCTGATTGCCTCGGTTAATTAGTCGCATGGTCGCCCCCTTCGATACGCTTAAACTCAATAACCCAGACCCAAGGGTTAGCATTCCAGCTTTCCTGCCCATAGATCGATTGCCACAGGTAGGCGAAGGCATCTGTCGCGTCAGGCTCTGGATTAGCGCAACCGCATGGTTCAGGTTCACCGCAATTGAGACAGCCACCGTCAATAATTCCTTCTGCTCTCGCATCCTCTTCGCTGATGGCGTTAAGCCGCTCAACGCGCACGCTGGTGATTTCAAGCAGAATGCGGCTGGCCCAGCGCGGCATGTGGATTGATGGCCGCCATGCCCCTTCGAACTTGTGATCTTTGGTATGTGGCTTCCAGTCAGCATCATCAGGAATAGACCATAGGCCGTAATCACCTGGTCTTTGTTCGCAGCTGGCGCGGTAAATCCTCGCAGCTGAGCGCTCATCCCCTTTGCAAAGGTTGTCTTCCCAGTCGACACAGCAGCCGTCTTCGTTACCTAGGGTCGCCCATGTCTCGCGAACCCAGATGCGATGGCCCGGCTTACCAAATGCGCTGTTCAGATAGTTTCCCGCCGACAGCTCCCCGGCCAATTCATTGCCAGCCAGCTCGCACCCGAGGTTTTTATCTAATACAGGAAATCTTACCGGGCGCCGAGTCTGCGTTTTCCGACCGTCGAGAATGGCCCGCACCATCTCACCGTTAAAAATCATGCCGCGCTCAATCATTCCAGGCCTCCAGCTCGTTCTGAATTTCATCGTCGATCTCGTCATTGGTGGCATCTTCGTTCAGGTAACCCAGCGCCTCTTTCAGATACTTTTCAGAACGACCTCTATACCAGGCTGCAAAGTCTGGAGACCAACCACTGTCATCACCAACTTCAGTAAAGTAATCAAGCATCGCATTGTTGTAAGCCAGACTGTCCACCATGCTATCAGCGGTAGTCAGGGCACATTCCCGGATGTAACTGCGAAGGTGATGCTTGCGCCAGTACGGGCTATATTTCGAGTCGCAACGACCTTTAAATTCGACGGTCCAGCGACGGATGCAACGTGCATTTAATGATTTGCTCATCTCGTTACCGGGAGGGCGAACCCTCCCGCCTCCCTTAGCCCACGTATTCCGGTTTCATATCTGCCAGGGTGATGCTGAACTGATCGTGCAGCTCATCGCCCAGGTGACGTTTCGCAGTTGCAAGAACTCGCTCAACTTCCCCGAATCGTGTTGCTGCATCCAGTTCATCCGGAGACGGTAGAGAGTTGATCGCGGCTTCAACCTTGTTACGTGAATCAACCAGGTAGTAGCGCTTCACCGCTTTGTTCTTCAGCTCGGTGAACAGGGTAGAACCGAGCGTGACCTTCGCGCTTTCGATATCAGCGCGCAGTGCTTTGGCGCTATCAACATCCTGCGCCGCATCGATGCGTTCGCGAAAATCGTCGGCAAGAGCGTCGATATTTGCCGACGATTCCTGCGCGCTTTGCGTGGTTGTGACGGTGTCACCTGAAATGTCGGCCAGATTAACGTGCTTCGGTGCCGGATTAATCTCTTTCTCGGTGCGTGGCTCAACTTCATCTGGACTGTAGACGCCAAGGATGACTTCTGGGCAGTACAAGCGCGCCCAGTACTTCACAGCCAGATAAGCGATCTGCTGTTTAGGTGCTGTTTTCCACAATGGAGAGTTACGTGTGGTGATATCAGCCAGGTAGATTGGCTCACCCCAGGTGATTTCTTCTTCTCCGCGCAGTACGGCGCCAACCCGTATAAACAGGCCTAATTCATCACGACCGTCTTTTTTGCCGGCGATCTTCTCCCAGTCACCACCGTATTCGTAATGGAAGCGGCCCACGATGGCGCTGGAACTGGAAATCACCGCGTTGACCAGTTGCGCTTCGTAACCCAGAACACCGTTGACCAGATGCGTTTTCTGGGCAACTGCATATGGGTTCATTCCCCACTGCATAGCCTGCATGACGATAGCCATACAGTCGGCGGGTTTCCCCGCAAGGTGTTTGGGAACGGTGACGGCAGACTGCGCCATCAATTCAGCGAAAGAGGTAAGCTGGCCGAGCGCCTGCACGTTGAACACAGCGTTGCTGGCGGAAATGGTGTTAGGAGCCTGCTCAGTCGTAATGATGTTGGTATTTTGCATGGTCAAATCCTCCATTAAGCCAGACGCAGCGCTTCAAGGCGGCGCAGGTCGAAGTCGTTCAGTTCGTCTGTGTAATCAGTTGTGATCGGCGCTGGCCATTCGCCAGTGTCAAAGCCGGTAGCTATAGCGCGCATCGCGTTGCGGTACTCGAGCATGCCCAGTTCCAGCAGCTCGACAGATGCCTCGATAATGGCGATCCAGTGGTAGTTCTCGTCCTTGTTGACGAAAATCCAGAAGAACTGGTCCAGCGCTGCGGTCTCGCAATACATAGCCGCGCTCAGGTGGTAGTCACGGTCGATGATTTCCCGGTGCACTTTGGCGCGCAGACCTTCCTGCTTAATGTTCCACATGCTGATGGTTTTAAGGTCGGCACCGATGCGTACCCCGTCCAGGTCGATCTCAAGGTCAGGACGCACGCGGACTTCCAGACCGGTTTCGTCGTCGAAGCCAAAGTAGCTGACTTCTACTGCGCGGCCCGGGTGTGTCAGTAGCTTGCCCGCGGTCGGGTGCCGGAGCAGGGCTTTCTGAATGTTCAGTGCAGTGCTCAGTTGCTGGCGGGTGACCAGCACTTTCCCATGCGGATTCTCGCGCCACGCATCCAACAGTTCGTCGGCGAAGACGGCTTCCGGATTAACAGACTTCACGGCCTGAATCAGATCCGCTTTGGTACCGGATACTTTCAGCGGCGCCAGTTTCTGCGCTTCCTGTGCAACCAGGTCAGGATTGATGATTGCCAGCTGCTCGAGTAACGCGTCACGGCTACCACTGGTTTTCACCTGTGCAGGCAGAGTGGCGTTGTATTCCTTGATGCAGGCTTTCATTGCCGCTGCGGTCTGCTTCTGATCCGCTTCGATACGCTGGTACTCTTCGGGCAGCGACATATAGCTCTGGCCGGTTTCCTCGGCTGAACCACCCAGCGGCACCTGTGCAGGCAGAGTGGCGTTGTATTCCTCGAGTAAAGCTTTGATATCGTCTGCACTCAGCAGCGCTGGCAGGCTGGCGTTGTACTCATCAATAAACGCGCGGATCGTTGCCGTGGTGGTAAATGCGCCTTCCGGAATTATGGGTTCAACGCTAAATTCTTCATCGAGCTGCTCTGGTTGCAGCGCCAGCGCATGCACCAGGTTGCCCATATCCAGAACCGGAGAGCGCTCTTTCGTGATGGTCTTCTCGATGTGGCGCGCATTGAAGTACATCAGCGACACACGTGCGTCTTTCACCTGGGTAGAGCTGATACCGTTGGCTGCGTGATAAACCTCGTTAGGCAGGCCTTCATAGCGGCCAGGCTCGAAGAAAGCGGGGTAAACTACAGCTGGTTCGTCAGATTGCGCTTCTGGCTCGGTTTGTGCCGAAACTGGTTCGGTTTGGTTTACAGAATCGCTGTTTTGGCTAACAGAATCCGTATTCTGGTTTACATCGGCCTGCTGGCCGGTATCTGACTCTTCACCAGTTTCCAGACTGCTCTTGCCTGTATGCAGCGCATCACCAGCCTGTTTTTCATCACTGACAGTTTCTTGAACCTGCACATTGCTGGTGGTCTCCGTAGCCTTTTTGTGCCATGAGTTGCTGAGTTCTGCAGCAAAGCCGTAACGTCGAATATTCCGTTGCCGACATTTTTAACCAGTTCTTGTTCGACTTTCTGCGGTTGTGCTGTCGCTTCCTCTGCGCGGTGGCGTGCTCCTTCTTCACGCACGCGTTGCAGGTTATCTTCGTGAGTGCAGAAGGATTTGCGCGGAGGCTCCTTACTTTCAGGTTGGGGAATTCCCTGTGTTGCGGGTTCGGCTTCATGCAATGGCAATAACTCGATCGCGGAATTAAACGCTGCAGTCATGGTCTGGTTAACAAATTCCAGGTGAGCGACAGGAGTTAGATGAATATTTTCCGGCGCGATACGTACCAGGTTAAAAATAGCCGTGCGGTTAACGCCAAGAACGCCAGGCTGATTGCGCAGAATGCTGCTCCATGATTTCCACGGTTCCTCTTTTTTGGTCACGATTTCTTTAGCGCGACGAAGAATGCTGCCCGGAATTTCGAAGTGGTTGAAGTCCATCGGCAGAAGGGCGCAGGCAATCTCTAAATCCAGTGTATCCAGCGTGTGGTGTGCGTCCTCGCCACGGTCAGTGACGTAACCGCCGTCGGCATTGGTGCCGGAATCAGTACGCTGCACGCTACTGATGCGATTACCTGCAGCCCATTCGCGAACAAGGATACCGCGGTCAATATGATCCGTAGCGAACCACAATTTCAAAAATTGAATTAAGGTCGCGAGTTCAGGGATTTTTCCATCTACAGGGAACGCTTTCTTAACGGCATTCACCACTCTGTGGATATCGATCTCCTGTGCTTTCTTAAATGGTTCTACGTTTTCAGCAGCCAGCAGCAGGTTCTGGATGTACGATTCATCAGTATCCATTTCGAGGCCAACGATTTCTATTTTCTGCGCGGCATCGACGTGATAGAGATATTTACCATCACCGATGAACTGAGCCAGAACGCGATGACGGAAAGGCATGGTGGCGATAACAGTGAGAGCAGGCGTCGAAGTATTGCCTGTGCTCTTACTGTCAACAGCACCTGTGCTTTCCTCCAGGATTTCGCCGGTATTGGTATCCACGCCGTTAACGATATGCTGACGTGCTTCGGCAGCGGCATCAGAAGAGGGCAACGTAATGCCGGGGATTTGTTCCCATGTCATGTTGTCGTCGCGGAGGTGGTAGAAATCACAAAATGTTAAACTGAGTTCGCCTTCTGGAGGCAATTCGTTAACGACAGGGAAATTAGTGGCCACAGCTTTAAAATAATCTTTCAGCTTTGCGCCGGTTTTAATCAACAAATAATCCAGCGTTGCATTTACAGCCTCAAAATCATCGCTGCACCAGAGCACCGCATCTTTATTACCGGATTGTTTTTTTGCTCTGCGGACTAAAAATACAGGATTAGTTCCACTCATTACTTTATCCTCGATTCGTGTAGAATGGAGGTGCCTTAACAGCACCCCGATATATCAGGTTGTTATGTCCGGTACGCTTTGGTCGGTTGGACCGGACAGGGCACGCCCGCTTCGGTGGGCGTTTTCTTAATGAACGGTTATGAAAACTCTTTCTGAGTAATCGAGTTTGTAACTGCGGTAGTTACCAAACCCAGCCTTATCGCCATCGTTTACCTGAACCGCAAGCAGTGAAATAGCTGTTACTGCACAGTGAGGGCAATCGAACTGACCGAGCACATAGCTGCCATCGAGAACGACGGTTGTTTCACCGTTTTGGGCTGAGTGAATAACGCCAGACACTTTCTTTTCGCAGTTGAATAATGCGATTTCTTTATTTACTGCTTTCAGATTTAATTCGACTTTTACGATTTGCATAATTATTCCTGTTGGTTTATTCAGGGTGTAAGAATCCACGCCAAACTAATGGCGAATTTTTGATTTCATATTTCGGGACTGCTATTTAGCCTTCGTGCGCCATCTGGTCGTGTGAAGCGCAATGTCTGGAACAATACTCTTTCTCTTTGCGCGCCAGCTGTGAGCCGTTGCGATAGAGAAGGGTGCTCTTGATTACTTCCTCCGTTTTAACCGGCTTGCCGCAATATCCGCATTTCTTGTCTAACATGACATCCTCCGCTAGTGGCTGAGTCCATGCCCCAGACCGTTCAGATAAACTTCAACCAGCAAATCCTTGGTGTAAGTCATCTCCACGCCGCGATGCAGATACAAACGTCCGCGAGCGTTAGCTGATGCTGTCCAGGTTGAGTCTTTGTGTTTGACGAGCATCCCCAGCTGAACTGCGCCGCGGTTTACTGTCTGTGTACCGTAGTGCTGATGAACCATGATGTTCTCCAGTTTTTCTGAGTGAACTTCGCTGGTGGCGCCGCGGCGCTGATCTTCACGGTTGAGCTTTTTCACTCTGCAATTCGCCACCGCGAAGCTCACTTCTGTGTTTGCCCTTGTCGCCAGGCTGGCGGAACGTTTCAAACCTACTGCGCGTTAATCTCACCACCTCATTCCGGTCTTCGTATGCCCCGGATGGCTACTTCTTGTGCGTCCTGCCTAGGTGGTCGTGTTGATGTGAATTCATGTTAAGCCTTGGGCTTAACTTGTGTCAAGTCTGAGACTGAATTCTTAGTTAAGTTTTAGGCTTATTTTTTTGACGAATGTACGGGAGTGGGGGATGCTTATGGTCAGATAAACATCAGTGAGGGCTATGGATATGGACTACGAAGAAGCCGCGCAGCTGCGCTATCAGGAAATGTGCCGGATTGTGGGTGATGTTGTGTTTGCGATGGTGGCTGAAGGGCATGAAACTAAAAGAGTGGCTATAGCTGACGTGATACGAACGGAGATATCGAAGGGGCTTGATAAGTGGGATGCTGACCAGATTCAGGTTATGGAGCTGGCAGTGAAGTTACTGGAAGAGGCCGCCCATACCTAAACGCCCATTCCGCCTACTGGACTACAAATGCTTCCTATACGCTGCCATCATCACCTTAGTTAAAGAAAAAGCACTGCTACTGTTACGGCTGCAAACGCAGCAAAAAGCATAGCCATGACTACAATGGCAAATGTCGTTGAATCCTGAATGTATGTCTTCTCCTGGCCCCTCATTGGGCCAAAAAATATAATCCAAATGAAGATGGCGGTGATTGAGATAACAGTGACTGCTATGAAAAACAGAACCTCTCTCAATTTCCCCCCTTACTTCAATGGCAAACCACACCAAAGCTCACAGAGTGCATACCAGGCTGTCACACATGACAAAGTAACGAGAATACCTAATCTCATAGTGCTCAAAGAGACATGCCGATAACGGCATTAACCACACTGGACGCCATAAACACGCCACCAACGATGAAGCTGGCTTGGTTCTTCCTGGTAGCGCCAAGAGTCAACAGAACCACTGAAAGGGCAAAGAAAGGTATCGCGATTAAGCTGAACGTGTTCATGTTGACCTCAACTTATTTCGATTCTCCATCACCCTTAATCCGCCGCCCCATGTACTTGGCGTACAACTCGTCGAGTTCCTTAAGGCGCAGAGACACGATCCGCAACATGTTCTGCTGCTCTTCTTCCGGTAACTGGCGATAGAGTTCCAGCAGACGCTGCTCGTCTGGCTTAAGCCCGTTCTTTTCTCCGACATCTTCACCTAGCAGCCAAGGGACGGATACGCCAGCAGCATCAGCTACAGCTAATGCAGATTCTTTGCTAATAACCCCTTTTTTGAACCAGCCGTTTACGGATTGCGGAGTAATCCCCGCAACCCTTGCCATATCAGATTTTGTCATCCCTCGTTGCGTCAGCTCTGTCAAACGCTCGATGAGAATCGGGTTAAGTATTTTTTTCTCAGCCATATCAGAAGAATAAGCCTTTTGCTTATAAATTAAAATTCGCTCAGGGCTTGATATTTTGTTAAGTCTGAGGCTTAATTTATTTGTGAATCTAGTGGAGATACTCATGAACGGATTAGAAAAGGCCATTCAGAAAGCTGGCACTGCCAGCAACTTAGCCGCAAAGCTAGGCATTAAACCGATGTCGGTTAGTCGCTGGAAAACACGATACAAGGGCGTCGTGCCAGCCGATCGTGTTTTACCAATTTTCAACGCAACTGGTGTTACCCCCCATGAATTGCGCCCTGATCTGTATCCGAACCCCACGGATGGATTACCGGCGCAGGAAGTGAGGGCGTAACCGTGCATTCAATTTCATTTCAACAAAATACAGGGTTTCCACCCGCAGCGATGATAAATCGCAATCAGCCTGATCCGGCGGATAAGCATGACCAGATTCGTGCTGCCGTTCGCGCGTGGTCGGCATCGCTGGACAACCAGGATGTGGTTGCCGGGATCATCGTTGAGGAATGGGAACGGCAGGGCGGTGCCGGGCTGGATTTTCCTGACGACCTGAGCCGTAAGCGGCAGAAGCTTTTCCGCTGGCTGGACAGCGATACCGGATATGCGCGCGAAAACATCCGCCAACTTACTCCGGCGATCCTGGCTGTTTTGCCGCTGGAATTTCGTGGACGCCTTATCGGACAGGATTGTTTCATGACGCGTTTTGCGGCGATGGAGAAGGAAATCAGCGAGGCGAAACAGGCCGTAATGCTGAACGCACCACAACATCAACTGGTGAAGGAGGTCAGGGAAGGGATTGAGCATCTGCTGAATATGTTGCCGGGTGATGCTGCCGTTCAGGTTCTGAGTGGTATCGCGGCCATAGCGCCGGGTGCCATGTGAGGTTACCAGATGAATCATTTGGAGTTCATTGAAAAGCACGTCCGGGAAGAATTGATCCGCCAGGGCTTCACCGTAGCGGTGGCTCGGGGGGGGGCATTTCAGGCCGTCGATATGTACAAACGAATGAGCCAGGCAAGCAGAAAGGGGAGGATTTTTGATGATGTTTTACGCCACGCGAAATTGTGGGCAGAAAAACAAACATTACCGGCTGATCGGTTTGATTCAAAACGGGCTAAACGGGGCAGGCAACAGGGCTTGTTCTGAAAGGATGAAGACCGCTGTGCTCCAACACAGACGGCCTTCGGGTGCAATTCGTTGCGTACTCATTGCGAGATCATTATGACAAAGAGTTTTTCAAAATACCAGGCAAGGGAGGCATAGCTATGTCGAATGTCGCTTACGCTGATTTTGCGGCACGTAGTGCCGTCAGGAGCAACCGGATGGAGAACCAGAAGACCGGATTCATCTCGTTGTACCGGAGTGTACTGAAGAAGCCCTGGGCTAAAGATGTCTTCCTGCGCACGCTATGGGAGAACCTTCTGTTGGGTGCTGCCCGCCAGCCCTACACGGCAAGCTTTAAAGGCCGGCAGTGGCCATTACAAACCGGACAACTGGTGACCACGTCGGCAGATCTCGGACTGAAATTATGCGACCGAAATGGGGAGCCAACCAGCCGTCATGCAGTGGATCGAATGCTGTCTCTTTTCGTGAAAGAAGGGATGATTTCAACCGCTGGCGAGAAGAGAAAAGGCACTGTAATTACCATCACAAATTTCACGCATTACGCTCAAAAAATGGACGACTTACCCGCGCATAACGCCGCGCATAACAGCGAGCATAGCGCCGCGCATAGCGAACCCAGTAATGGCGAGGCTTCGGGAGTGGATGCCGAGCATAACCCCGAGCATAAGGCCGCGCTTAAGCCCGAGAATCATGAACAAGAAGTAATATTAAATACTAACGTATTTAATGTACGTCAGAGAATTTCAAAAATTATCCCTGATGCAGCTGTCCAGACTCCAAAAGGTGACAAGTGGGGGACATCTGACGATCTCCGTTGTGCAGAGTGGATGCTGGCGCTGCGCGACATCACCAAACCATCCCTGAAAAAACCGAACATGGCTGGCTGGGCGAATGATATACGCCTGATGCGCCAACTGGACGGACGCACCCACAAAGAGATTTGTGAGCTGTTCCGATGGGCCTGCAAAGACTCGTTCTGGTACAAAAATATTCTCTCCCCAGCAAAGCTCCGCGCCAAGTGGGACACGTTAACCCTTCACAGCGAAGACACTACCCGTAAGCCACGCACAGATGTCAGCGCAAACAAATCCGAAACTGGCCCGCACTGGAACAGTCCTGAAGCATGGGAGAAATTTTTATGACCCCGGATCTTTATCGTGCAATTCAGAATCGCGACAGCGAAATGCTATCGCGCATGGCTGGAGATTCTTACGACGGACGCAAGGTCGTTAACGCTGATGCTGAAAAGCTGGTGGATATGCTTTTTGAAAACCTCATGCAGGTATTCCCGGCATCCACTCAGACGAACCTACGTACTGACGCTGATATTCGCGTTGCAAAGCAGCAATGGATCGCGGCTTTTGCTGAGTCAGGCATCACCTCCCGTGAGCAACTTTCCGCCGGGATGCAGAAAGCCCGATCCAGCCAGTCACCGTTCTGGCCGTCACCGGGGCAGTTTATTTCGTGGTGCCGTGAGGGGAGTGGTGCGCTGGGGGTCTGCGTGGACGACATCATGAGCGAATACTGGCGCTGGCGGAAACTTGTTTTTCGCTATCCAACCAGTGAGCAGTTCCCATGGAAGGATAAAAACCCGCTGTATTACCACGTCTGCCTGGAGCTTCGCCGTCGTGGAACAGAGGGACAGTTCAGTGAGAAGGAACTTATCCGAGCCGCTGGTGACATCCTGCATGACTGGGAAAAGCGAGCACTGTCCGGTAAGCCGGTACCGCCAATCCATCGCGCACTTGCTGCACCGAAAGCAGCTACTGGCCCAACACCGGCAGAGATGCTGATGGCCCAGTACAAACAACGCAAAAACGCCGGTCTGGTCTAATGGGGGAAATCACTATGGCAAGCAAATCACTGTGGGCAATTGTCGATTTCCTTCGGGTTAACCAGACCATAACCCCGCGTCAGGTTCAGAACCTGCTGGGATGCGACTGCAAGAAGGCACACAACCTGCTGCTTCACCTGGCACGCAGAGCTGTAGTAATCCGCACTGGCGAGCCGCATCACCCGGTCTATTCGCTGCAACCCGGCGGGGAACTGAATATCAAGCAACTCAAATCGAGCGTGCGAAAAAACATGGTCACATCAGTATGCCGTACAAGTCCGGCGATGAAGCGAGTTCTGGCATTTTACGGGAGAGCATCAGCATGAAACCAACCTACGAAGAACTGGCAGTACAGCTCGCTAACTCCGATAGCAATTGCAGGGAGCTGGCGGCAGAGAATGCGTCGCTGAAGAAAGCGGCTGAGTTCGCCACTGCTCCAGATATGTGGGAAGACCTTGGCGGTAACGTTCTGCGTTACGGGTACGCGGAGTGGTACGCAGACAGGCTGAAGGCGGCATTGCAAACCCCAGCCACTGACTCTTTCCTGGCTGAAGTGCGGGCACAGGGTGTGGAAGGATTCTTGAAGTTTTGCGGTGAGGAAAATTCCGTATTTGTCGAGACTAAAGCTTACTACCGTTCGCTATCGGATGCGATTGATGAGTTCTCCGCCCAACTTCGCCAAGGAGTGCAGTCATGAGCGACGTCATCAAGGTGCTGAATTATGACCATTCCGACCCGGATAAAATGCGCCTACCAAAAGGTTCGAGTTGCGGTAACTGCTATCACATCCGGCGCTGTAAAACCATGTTCGGACACACCGAAACGGATACCTATTGCGACTGCTCGCCATCTCGTTTCATTCCCGTGAAGACTGAAGCTGCCGCCGCTGGCATTGGCGTGAAGGGGGATTGAGCATGGCTAAAACAGCAATGAAGTATCTGGTGCGCGCCTGGAATAAAGAGCTGAAAAAACCAGAGTGGGGAATGGGTAGCCGTAAGCACAGGAAAGACTGCGCGCGTAATTGGGCTTCAGTCACTCTTGGCGCGGTTGAATCATGGCATGAGGTTGTTGATAGCCAAGATTCAGCTGATGAAGCTGTGGCGGAAGACGTGAGCAACTGGAACGATTAACGGAGGTCGTCCCATAAGGGGCGATAACAGAATGGAAAAATTCACCAAAGAGCAGTTAATAGAGCGCGCAAAATCGGTCATTCATTTGGCGGCAAGACACCCGGAGTCGCACACTGCGCGACTTGATGCGGCAATTAATGAAACCGCACTGGCAGCACTAACGGCAAAGCCTTTCATGTACGGCATAGAAGACTGCGACGGTATGGCATATTTTGCAGAACACTGTGTAAGCAGTAACCCGGCGCACCTTAGCGATGAATTACAGACCGCTGACGATGAAAGCGGTGAGGGTGCAAAGGTTATCCCGCTTTACCGTTTTCCGGAGGTTGATTAAATGACCAATAAACCAGAACAACTAACAGCCGATGAATTGGATTCGCTGAAATCAAGACTTACTGATGGTGCAGGGTTTTACTTTGAAAACGGTAGGCGCCCGGGCGCAAGCATGATGGCTGAATTACTGACAAAGGCCGCAAAAGCGGTCACAGAGCTACAGGAACGCCGCAAGGCTGATAGCACTGAGTCTGTTTCGTTCGACGAACTGAATGCAGCGGTAGCAGAGGTCACTGGATGCAATCAACATGCGTGGAACGCCAATATTTACAAAGGGCATCAGGCTGTACCATTTATGAATTACAACTCGCTGGCACGTATCGTTGATAAATATCGCCACGCGCAGCCAGTACAGGAACGCGAACAGATACGCCGTGAGCATGCAGTATGGTCACAGGCTACTTTCGGCGATGTCGGTCCAGTTGGTCCGCTGAAGCACCTTTCCAAAGAAGCGCCCGAGGTTGCTGCTGAACCAGGCGACCTTAGCGAATGGGCTGACATGCAATTCCTGTTATGGGATGCGCAACGTCATGCTGGTATCAGTGACAAGCAGATTACCCTGGCGATGGAAGAAAAGTTGGCGGTGAATATGGCGCGCCATTGGCCGGAGCCGAAAGACGGAGAACCACGGCTGCACATCAAAGCGGATCAACAGCAGGAGCACAAGTGA